CCGAATTCCTTGAGTTTAACTGATTTGTTGTCAAGACCGTACACACGCAAAAGTGCGTCTACAGATGCCTTTGTTCCCTTTGTCTTTAGAATGTACGGCAAATTTTGCAAAGTTCTGCGCCAGAATTCGTTTTTGATTTCAGCGAGTGTCTTTTCGAGTCTTTGATTATCGTACTCTGCCTGATCACCTGTCAAAACATTCAATCCCAAGAAATACTGGAATGCTTCCTTTGATAAGAAGCTGCCCTTAACATCCCAGCCCCAGAATCTTAGCGCATCCTCTAACAAAGCATCAGGTGTGTCGTTAAAACCAGTATTGTTAGCTACAAGTATTTTTGGAATGTATTGTATTGCAACTTTAAGCTCATCGAACTGACGAGCAAGAACGTACAGCAAGTCCTTAAGAACTCTTGCGTTATTTTCGTCTTCTAGTATGAGATATTGCTCTGGCACGAGCCTTGTGATCTTGCCATTATTATTCCTGTCGAACGTTGTTGCTGTACTTTGATTTGTAGCAATGTAGTTTAGAACATCAGTGTGTTGATACTCAAGAATGTAATCCCATTCATCTTGTGGACTAAAGTTCAATTGCTCAGACTGATTCCACGCTGTGTCTATTGCTGTTCCGTGAAGCTTATTTCCAGAATAATCATGAACAGTATTTCCATACCCTTCAGTCATTCTTGCGTAGTATGTCAAATCTGACGACTTGTAAACACGTGTGTTGTAATTTGCCTGCAGGTCAGCTAATGATTTTGCGACGTTCCATACACGGAACTCTCTTACTCCACCACCCATAGAAACTGTTTGGACAGTTGGAATAGTTCCACTTCCAATACGAAGTTCATTTGTTTTATTTGTTACAGATATTGGACCACCATTAACTGTTCCTTGAATTACAGATGATGTAGAATCAGCATAAAACATGCGAGAACTTGTTGAATCTATAGACAATGCAAAATACGTTGAACCTGTAGGAAGAAAACCCAACCCAGCCATTCCAAGACTTGAAGACATTCCAACTTGTCCCATAGCATTAAACACTGTGAAAATTCTAGAGCCACTAGCATCTACAAGTTCAAACAAAACAGTCGTTGCTCCTGGAGACGACACATACGCATTGCCTACGTGCATCTCGAATGTTGCGACTCCATTTGTCAAATCTATTGTGCTTAGAGCGTCAGGAACATTCACATAAGGGACGACAATAGAACTTGACAAATCTAAGCAGCCACTTGTCTTAGGCCATTGCGTCAGTATATAATTTTGATAGCCGTCTGATTCACTCTGAAAAGTATACACGTCGTCAAGAGTACCATCGTACGGATACTCGTTAAGCATCCTCTCACCGCTGATGTTGAAGTAATCAAGAGCAGAGTTAAAGAAAACGAAGTTAGAGAAATCAGAGTAATCAATCCTTGGCTTTACTAGATTCGTAATGTCAACTTTCTTTTTGAGAGCTTCAGCAGAGCCCGTCGCAGTCATCTGATTAAAGTTGCGCGGAGGTGTAGAAGCAGCTGACTTGCCTGACTTTGCTGCGTCATCAAATAACTCAAAAAGCTTGATGGGCATGATTATCTCACCCTAAACTTGAACTCTTTAGACTTGCTAAGAGTTGATGAACCAGAGTTCCAGAAATCGACAGAGTAAACGTACCCCGGAGCAAGATTGTTCATATCAAATCTGAAGAAGTTTCCGTTATCGTCATATGACAGTTTGGTGTATGCCACAGACCCGGTGCCAAAGGGCACTAGAACCTCACCAGAGACATCATCTACCACCCTATAATAGAGATTGGTTAGCGCATGCTTGGGTGAGACAGAAGGGACCACAGCTACCTCCCAGTCTTTTGGAGTGATATCTACTCGTAGTGTAGGAGCTTCTGTGATCTCATACTCTGGCTTAAGGTTTGGCATCTTGAAAATTAGCGTGCCTGTTGGATCAAGATTAACATTTGGAACTGTCTCGACTGTTCCTGAAAGTGACCCTGTGATGAAGGAGCCTCCGTTCTTTGGGACGTCGACGTAACTTCCACTCCAAACTCCAGACAAACACTTAAATTTGTCTATTGACGATGTTACAGCAGTCGAATCATTCCAACGAACTTCAAGATATGGTCTCTTCTTTGGGAAGTGAGTATGGCGACTGTGGAATTTCTTGATGTATAGGTCTGTCCCTGTTGTTGCTGGGTCTGTGTACAAAACAAACCCCTTCGAGACGACTAACGAGCCTGTTGCTATAGTTGTAATATCAACTTCTAGATCTTCATGACCTGAATGAAACCTAAACGTAGATGAAGCACCAGCAATTGGCACTGCTCCTGGATTCACCCACGGGTACGACTCAGAAGCGTACGCCCAGTTTGCGAAACCTGTGTCTAGATAATAGTCAAGGTCTTGTCCATTACCTTCTTCCCAACTTTGATCTATTTCCTGAATGATTACATCGTAACCAGCTGGGATTGTTTGGTCGTGTTGCGCATCAAACATTTTTAGAATAACACTAGCAGATGGGTCTGGCAAAACTATTGCATCTTCAAAATCGACAAGTATATTTGCTCTGGCGTCGTTTTCTACAGCGAAGTAAAGATTCAGTATCTCAGACGAGCCTACGTTTGAAGCTGATAAATCAAGTGTGCCAACAGCTGGGTCGTAGTTTGCTATTGACGTATCTTTGCTTGGGTAGTATCTTTTGAGTGCCATTTACTTGCTCTCCCCGATGATGTCATTGTCAGGGAATCTGACCTCGAATATCGCATTTGTCGGGCAGAACACAATACCGTTCTTTGTATTTGCTCGCACATCAAAATTCATATTTGTAGCATATGGAGTATCTGTATTCTCTGCTCCACGCTTAAGCACAACCTCTAGTCTAAATACAGAGATAACTCCTGTGACCATTTGAAGCATAGCTCTAGCATCTGACAACACTATTGGCATACCAATTTCCATGTTGTCATTCTTGAAGTACTCTTTCAACACAGTCATACAGTTCGTCAGAACTTCTGACCTGTTGAACTTTGGAGATACTACGACGCCAAATTCTATTCCAACATTGATAATGCCAGTGTCAAATATTGAAATTCCCTTTGTAAGCATTCTAAGCTGCGACAAATTCGTCTTGACATTCTTCTTCAGCGTTGGTGTTGAACTTGAAAACTTGCCGTTGTTATCACGCATTAACAAGTGTATATCTACACCATTAGTTGTGTTCTTGCTGTGATTTACGATTACCTTATCTACTCTGCCAAATCTCTCTGGCATCGAAAGCACATGAGCTATGAAATCTTCCTTTGACACCGCTCTAGCTTGAGCAGCAAAGAATGAAGATGCATTTGCTTTAATCTCTGAAATGGTCTCTTCTTCTCCTCCACCTGATGCGTTTGCCATGTTGAACACTTCAACGTTCCTTACAATGTCAACAAGGTTTTGATCAAGTCCACCAGGACCAATTGGTTTAGAGAACGTGAAATTTGCAAAAGTAACTTTTGAAATTGTTCTTGCTGGAACGTTCGTGTCAATTCCTCCGCCTACACGATATTTCACAACCAAACGTGTATTGTACGGAGACAGTCCTAAGGATCTTGTCTTTAGGAAGTTTTGCGGATCTATTGAAGTTGTTGTAAATGTTTGCTTGCCAACAGATGGAATAGCAAAGTTTGAAGCATTTGGTATTAGTTCGTCGTCAAAGTTTGCAACATCACCACCACCAAACTGTAACCAGCAATTATTGTTTGCTACACTCTTGTCTACAACAAATCTGCGTGGAGCTGAGCGAAGGCGTAACATGTAAGGAACTGAATCGCTGTCATCACCAGTGTTTGTTATTTGGTCGAACACTGCACCTTGAGCAAGATAGTCTACTTCATACCACGTATTACTTTCTCTGTCTGTGACCTCAAGAACGTCTTGTACGTTTGTTTTTCCAAGCTTCAGTCTATAGAAAGGAGTAAAGTCGCCGACGTCAAAACTCTCTACAAATGTCTCTCCTGCGACTGCTTCAACAGTTCTTCTAACAGCAAGTGTTTGTGGGTCACTTCCTGGAACTGGAACAATCAACTGTGGATTTTCTGGAGTGCTTTTATTGAAGTCCAAATCTTCGACAGTTTCAAAAGATACTCCACTTTGACTTTGAACCTGCGATCCAGCTAACAGAATTGGCAAGTAATCAGGATCTGGTGCACCTTCTTTGGCCGGCACTTCAATGACAAAATCAAGAGTTACTCTTGCTGATCTTTTACCTTTTGGCTTGTAACCACGCATCTTAGCATAGTCTTCAACGTTCTCAAGCTGACGAGCTGTAGCTGATTTTGTTTCTAGAAATTGTTGGTCCATGTAGAAAGCAAGAACGTCAGCGACGTATGCTTGCATTTCCAGAATCATCATACCAGGCGAAGACTCATTGTAGTCCTGGTAAGACCCGCTAAAATGAGCCTGCGAATACCTCATGAGGTCACGCTTGAAGCCCTCAAAGTCCTTATTGATGTACTTGATTGACGTTTCTTTGAGATTTGCCATCTACGAGGCTCCTAGACTGCTTGGATTACTTGCTCAAGAATTTTTCTCTTGGTCGTATCACTTGTTATGCTAAAGTCAATCTTCACGAACATCGTCGAGGCATCTTTGCCAAAAGTTATGTCGATAGAATTAAGAACAATGTATGGCAACCACTTTGCTACTTGCTCTTCTATCCTTTGTATTATTCTATCCTGAAGATCGTCACTCTGCTGATCAAAGATGAATTCGATCAAATTGCATCCGTGGTAATTCCTGTTGACACGCTCTCCCCAGTTTGTCAAGAGTAAAGCCTTAAGATTGTTATAAGCAGTGTCAATTTCGGTGTATGTAACACCCAAAAGTCCCAGCGTCAGCGGAGACTTTACGAAAGGCATTGTAAAACCGATTGGTGTTTTCGACGTCGCCATAGTTCTAAGTATGGTTCAGCTCTAGAAATCTAACTGACAAGTAAGACGTCTTTAAAGATATCAAGCTGTTGTCTTTACTTCGACTTCTGGAACTAACTTTGAAACTGAGTTCTCTGCTGTGTCCATTATTTCTTTTGATGCTGCAGCTGCGCATGCTACACACTCTTTTGCTTTATCAATAGACGAGATAATCAAAGCTACTAGATCTCTAACTGCCTTGATGAGAGCACGCACAAGTTTCACAATGGGAACACCAAAATCTCTAATTGAAATTGACAATCCTAACGCGTTTAGTTGGCTTTGAACTGATGATTCGAAAGTATCAAGAATGGAGGAAACAGCATTCCCTATGCCTTTAGCAAGTTGAACAAATGACGTCTTGACAAAATCGAACACTGCCTTAATGAGCAGAGCTGGCAGCGACAACAAAAAGAATATGAACTTTATAGTTCCTTCAACCCAATCACGAATAACTTGAGCAGCATTTACAACGTATGTAGCGTATCTCTGAGCTCTAGCTGTAGCAGCGTACACTGCGTCTCTTGTGCTAGCAGCTGCAGAGTTTATCTTTGCTGCTAGGTTGTCTACGCCTATCGCCTTGGCGACAGCAGCAGCTGCTTCGCTTATAGCTTGAGGAAGACTCTTGAGACCTTTAACTATACTCAAGACGAAATCTACAGCTGCTGTGACAAATGCCGGCATGTCGATAGACCCAACCCACTGCTTAAAATCTTCAAACACTGATTGGGCAGGCTGTGGTATCTTAAGGTCATCTAAGAATGATGAAACAAATTCAGTAACAACAGTCTTAATCATCTCTGGGATCTTGGCAACGAATGCTACAGCTTCTTGCGTAGCTTTTCTAACATTTTGAATGATGTCGTAGACCTTGATGTAGAACCACCCAAAAGCTTTGACAATTGACTTGAGAGTTGCCTTAATCATATTTGGCAGCCCTGGCTTGTCGAAGTCCAAAGATATTACTATGGTTGTCTTGTCAATAGACAAGTCCTTTATAATACCGTCCATTAGCGGACCAAAGATTTTTTGGCATTCAGGTGTCATGAGCCCTTAAGATAATCTCCCTCAATCCAGGTTCTCTTCCAGTCATCAAGTGTTGACGTTACATTTTCTTTTAGATCACTGCTAGAAAACAAAACAGGTGCGCCTAGATTTCCGGTACCAGAGCTTTGAGATAGTTTGAACGCGTCGAACAATCTATCTGCAAGATCAGCTAGCGCATCTGCAAGCGGCCCTAGACGAACTCTTTGCCTGTCTGAGTGGACTTCAAACTTTGTTCCACCTGCGTCAAGCCATACGTCACTTTCAACGTACCCGTCTATGTAATCTTTTGAAATGACAATAAATGAAGAGCCAGCTTCGTTTACTATTCTAACGTCACCGCTATCTCTAAATACAACACGGATATTGTCAGATTTTATAATTGCAGCAGCTTCATTTGGCGCTGGTGTTGTCGTCGTTCCTCCAACTAAGTTTGGAAGATTGAGATTGTTGTCAGCGTTGGTTCTTTGAGAAATGTAGATGAATGACGAATCAGTTTTAAAGTTTGGGTCTGCATCTTTTCTGCCAGCTATTATATGAACAGTCGCAGTATTTTTGCCACCACCGTCAGCATCACTATGACCAAGTCCAGATTCAGCTCCTGCCGGTCTGTCCGTTCCCAATACAAGCAGAGTTTTGTTAGAACCCTCTTGGACAAGATCTCCCTGCCTTCTTATGAACCTAGGAGGGACGTCCTCTATGACTTTGTCGTAGACTGACATTTACTTTTTAGCTCCGAAGTCAATAAACAAAGAAGACAGCTTGTAATTCTTAGAAACAACAACGTTTGTATTCTTGTACTTTATTCTTCCGCCGTCTAACTTCTCTGCTAGATCTGGATACAGTCCGCCCTTCCAGAACCCAGCGTTCTCTTCTAAGATTTTACTCTTTAACATCTGATTCACGCCAGCATCTTTAATGTTGTGTGCAACACGACCCAACCACAATCCATGCTGAAATTCTTCGTCTTCAAATACGACGTAGACCATTTCACCAGGAGAGGGTGTATCAGATGACGCTGGGAATAGTGGCCAAAACACTCTGAGATTGTCGTCATCTATGAATTGATCACGATTGTTTGAGAGTATTCTTGCTTTAATCGCGTTAGGAGGATTTCTTGGACCTTTAACTGGTGGCACTTTGTACTTAGCGAGCGTTGTGTCTACTATCACTCCCTTGTCTTTAACTGTCACTTCAAGTATCTTTGGCTTTGCAGATCCGATAGCTTCTGGCAATCCGTCCGGCGTCTCCAACTGCCCACCAGCTGTGTCTACAGCGATAACTAGAGCACGAAACATCCACTGAATAAGCTCACCACGCTCAACATACTGTCCACCTGCAGCCTTCTTCAGGCCTTCAGTGAAAGATATTGTAGGTCGCCTAAACTTTTCGTTAGCTACTCGCTGTGCCATTAGTTTGCCTCTTCAGGCTGAATCTCGTCATACACGTCATTCACATCAGACGGGTCGAGCTTGTCAGGAACAATCGCAGCCTTTTTATCGGCTTTGATTATCTCGACAAGCTCGTGGTTGACGCGAGTTAAGCTGTCTCCGAGTTTTGCTATTTGCTCGGCAAATGCTGCTGCAACCTCCGTGTTGACTTCTTGCTCTACTTCCTCAGACTGATTAAACCTATCAGAAGCATTCAACAGGCCGTCCATCGCTGCCTCAAGACGCTTTCTATCGCGCCTAGAGTTTGCGATTATCTCATTTAGCAACTCCTCTTTGTTTATCGACATAACCGGTCTCTCCAGAATGGTATTCCTCATGCCACTCATCATAGAGGGCCTTAATCTTCTTGAGGT